TTAGAATATCAACGAAAAATAGAACTTCTAAAAGCAGAAGGAAAAATTGTAGAAGCCAGAAAACTTCAACTAGAATATGATACAAATAGGCAAAAACTTGTTGAAGAAAATCAAAAAACAACACAACAAATTACTGAGTCATTTACAAATTCAAAGGCACAATCACAACTTATGACGGGTGTAGACAAGGCTATAACTTCTAAATATAAAGGTACAGCACTTGAAGATGTTGCTACATTATCAAAATCTACTATTGATGACATGGAACTTAAAGATGAACAAAAGTATACTCTTAAAATGCAATTAGCATCTGGACAACTTGATCCTATGCAGGTCCTTGATATTGTAGACATTTTTAAAACTAAAGAAGACCAAGAAAAATTTTTTGAGATTACCACTAAGTTTGGTGGAGCAGTATCAAACGAAGCCTTAAATGTTGCTTCAATGTTTGCTGGAAAAGATGGTACAGAAACTGAACTACAAAAAAAGATTATGTTTGAAGTAGGAGCAGCACCGACAGCCAAAGACGCACAAGAAACAATTGATTTTTGGAATAAAATTACCAAACTTGGCGGAGTATTAGACGTAAGTATAATTGGAAACGTAATATCAAAAGATGTAGATAAACAAGCACGTCTTATGGATATTTTTAAACAAATTGATGCAAAGAAAGGTAAGATTGATGTAAAGATTGCAACTAAGATGTTTGGCGCAAGTTCACAAGCAATTAAAACACTTAATGAAAATCTTGATTATTATAACGCACTTCCAGCAGAACAGCAAAAAATTTATTTAACATCATTAATTACAACAACGGAAACCGTAGATACTAACGGTCCAGAATTTCAAGCATACCTAAAAGAAACAGGTGCTAACGCAAGACAAATGGAACAAAAGGGATTTATAGAATCTAAAAAGAGAGAATTTATTCACTTTAAATCACAACAGTTAACAAAGATTGCAGGAGATCCTACAAGTGCTCTAGGGGGTGGTGGCTCTGGTGGTGGTAAAGAAAGAGTTACAATCTTTGATGATTTATTGATGAGACTTAAGATGGTTCAAGACCGCAGCATTAAGGCTACTGGTGGACTTGCAGAATTAAAGAGAGTTATGTCTGGTAAAGATGCAATCAGTTTAACAAAATTTAAAGGTGTTGATCAACAACTTTTAGGAAATGGCCAAGTAAGTCAAGAATTTTTAGATTTTGTAGATTCTTTTGGTCCAGAAGGAATACAAAAAAATCTTGAAAAGTTTGTTGAAAAAGGTCAAAAGGGACTACTTATTCTCAATGAGGCTGGTAAGGCAATTATGCGTGGTATGGTTTCTGCAAAACTAGGCGAGTACCAGGTAAGCATTAGAAACAACGTTCTAGCACTTAAGCAGCAAACACAGGCCACATCAACACTTGTCAAGGCTGGATTTACTTTTGCAGAAGCCCAAGAACTTGCTAAAGATCAAACTCTTGCTCTTGCAATTGCAAATAAGGAACTTAGTCCAGAACAACTACAAAAACTTAAAGAAGAAACACAAAAACTAACTCATGCTCAAAAACAATATGAAAGAGTAGAAAAAATTGGTCTTATGGATGCGATGGATGGCCAAAAGGCTAGATTTGAAATGGTGCAAAAGTTTGTAGCATTACAAGAGCAGTTAATTGAAAATCAATATGCATCTGAAAAAGCAATTTTAAGTTCTCGTCAAGAAGCAAATGAATATGCTTTAGAAAAAATATCGCAAGAAGAAGAAAAAATTAATGAAAAGTATGACAAGCAAATTGAAGCATTAGACAAGATTGCAGTAAAACAAGAAGAAATTAATCAAATACAGCAAAGAAGATTTGGTCTTGCTCAGGCACTTGCTGGTGGAGATATGGCAGGCGCAGCAGGAGCAATTCAGGAAATTAGACAAGCAGAGGCTGCTGCACAGATTGAAAGAAAACGCAAGGCAATTGAAGATGCAAGAAAGAAACAACTTGCTGGCATTGAATTTGGTGGTAAAACAAGAGAGAAAATTGAAGCAGATAATAAGGCTATTATTAATAGCCTATCAGATATTGAAGAAAGAATTAGACTTGCTAAAAATGCTTTAGACGATGAACTTAAGAAAACCATTGGAATGACACGAGTTGAAATAGAGTCTGCAGTTACTGGAATTGCTAAGGCTCTTGATGCTGGCATTGATCCAAACAATAAAGATTTCTTGGGACAAATATTACAGGGTGTTGTTGGAGATGCAAATGCTACCGTAACTGCGCTTAAGGCTGTTGGAGTTCAAGTTAAAGAATTGCTTGCACAACAGTCTACAAAAAAAGTAGAACTTACAGGTAGTGGTTATTCAGATGAAGAGATAAAAAAACAGAGAGAAGCAGAAGCAGCAGCAAAAGCAGCAGCGGAAGCAGCAGCAAAAGCAGCAGCAGGTGGCACATCAACATCAACCCCTCCTTTCACCGATCACCTGAATCTACCAACAACAGTTGCGCCAAAGGCTGCTGATGATTGGGCCACTCAGATGGGTAGATACTTAGGTGGAGTAGGCCCTATGCCAGTCTGGGGAGCAAAACAAACTACACCTAAAACTAATCCTAAACCTGCAGCCTACAACCCTTTAAATTACCTACGCATCCCAATGAACTCTGGTGGAATGGTTCCTAAATATATGGCAATGGGTGGAGTTGTTCCAAAATATTTTGCAGCAGGCGGATATGGTAAAGGAACAGACACCATCCCAGCAATGCTAACTCCTGGAGAGTTTGTAATACAAAAAAGAGCAGTTGATATGCTTGGCACAGGGGTAATGAATAGTATTAATAATGGAGAAGTTCTAGGTAACTCAGTGTATAATTATAGTCTAAGCGTCAATGTATCAAATAGCAATGCAAATCCAAATGATATTGCAAGAACTGTTATTAATCAAATTAAACAAATTGACGCACAAAGAATTAGGGGTAATAGATAATGGCAACAGCATCATATATTTTAGGTAGAAAAAGATATGCTAGGCCACAGGCTATAATTTGGTCAGAAAATTCTGGCACATTAGATGCAACTGGTATTTACATCCCTACTGGTCAAGAAATAGGTGCTGATGCATCATTAGCAACTACCTCTCAACCAGCAAATCAATTTTTAATTTTATCAGATCATAATAGATCATCAATACAATTTAAACCAACAAGAATAGAACAAAGACAAAGAATGATTAACGGAAATATGAGATCTCATCATATTGCAGACAAAATGACTATATCTATGTCATGGGATAATTTGCCATCAAGAGCATATTTAAGAGTTGCAGATTTTAATTCAACAGGCAAGTCTGATCTTACTGGACAAAATGAGTATACAGCAGACGGTGGCGCAGGCGGAGTTGAACTTCTTGATTGGTATGAAAACCATCAAGGTCCATTTTGGATGTTTTTATCATATGATAATTATAAAAATTTTGGAACAGATGATGCAGCATTCTTACACTTAACAAGTTATAGTGAAATTGTTCAGGTATATATTGCAGACTTTAGTTATGATGTTGTAAAAAGAGGTAGGAATAACCACGATCTTTGGAACATTTCTGTTGCCTTGGAAGAAGTGTAATGTTTAATAATACAGCATTAAAAAATCATTTTCAAAATTCACCAACTATTCAGTCAAAATCAAAAATAGTTGCTGAGTGGAATATGAATATGCCAGATAATATTTTTAAGTTAGGCAACTATAGATATCGCCCACAAAGTAGTGATACTAGATATTTAACAATTCAGTCAACATTTGATGCAAATGATGTCGGACAATTTTATACTGGTGCAACAGATGCTGATGTTGTAGTAGATGGTGGGGTAGATGATGATGACAACCCAATACTGTATACCGCAACAAAAGAACAACTTAGATTGTATTATTCTTTAGAGGATTGCATCAAGCCATTTAGACCAAGATCAGGAATTAACAAAACATCTTATATTCCAGGTAGATATGTTCCTTCACTTACTACTGATGCATTAAACGATCAAGGTTCTTTTTTTACACAAAGGCCAAGATATTATATGCCAGACAGAAATGATGAATTTAAATACTGGACTTCTTATAGAACCGAAAAAGAATCTACTTCTTCTGCTAATACAACAGAACGAGGTATAGCAAATAGACTTATAGGACAATCATATTATTTAGATGATGCAGCCCCATTTGTTGTTTATAAAAATAATGTTCCATCTAATAGAGTTATTGTTAAAATGCAGACCAACGTTGGTGGTGTTAATTTAGGTCCGTATAAATCTACAGTTAGCACTTTAGCAGATCCTTTTTATGGTACCGTAAATAAAACAACTCCAACTATATGGAAGATTCAAATATTAAAAGGAAATCAATGGGTAACTGTTCAAGATTTTAATTTTTCATCAACAAGACCAGGCGGACTGCCAATTGTTCCAGATGATGGGTACGTAGAATTATCCTATGGATTAAAAATTCCAGATCAATATAAATCTCGTTTTATTCATGCTGAAATTTTATCATCAACAACTTTGCTTCCAAAAGATGCAGTAGATGGGTATGCATATTTAGTTATAACTAGTAGTTCTGATAAAGGTACATACTATATTTGGAATAATTTAGAAAATAAATACGATCAATTTGTTCCAGAGTATACATGGTTTTTGACTGATGAATCATTAGATCAAACAAAACATTTTGTAACTAACTTGGTTAATCCATCTTCATATTTAGAAGCAAAAACTAATCAAATTACATATAGAGAGTTTGAGTATATTCGTGGTGTTAGAATTGTTGTTGATTCTATGAATAAATTTAATTCAACATTTGATCTTATTGAGTTTTCTCCACGACTTAATGTTGATATTTCTGATAGAGTTGTTTCTTATAATGTTACAAAATCTTTAGGAGATCTTGGCTCTGGTGCACTTCCTATTGGACAATTGCTTGCATCAACTGGAACAATAAATATTTTTGATGAAGATCAGTCTTTTAATGAAAACTCAAATAGTTTGATTTCAGACTATATTAGAAAAAATGTTAAATTTACTTTTTATGAAAATATTATTAATGTTTCTGGATATGACTATTTAGTTCCAATAAAAACTTTATACTCAGAAGGTTTTCCTCAAGCAGATATAACAGGTGGAACAATTTCTATCAAGTTAAGAGATTTATATTTTTATTTTGAGTCAATGCCAGCACCAGAATTATTTATTACAAATGTTTCACTAAGTTATGCTGTGGCACTATTACTTGATTATGTTGGATTTAGCAATTATATTTATAAAAGAAATGTTAGCGATATTGATCCAGTTATTCCATATTTTTTTGTCAGTCCAGATAAAAATTTAGCCCAAATATTAAATGATTTAGCAATATCAACACAAACGGCAATGTTTTTTGATGAATATAATAATTTTATAGTTATGAGTAAAGACTATTTAATGCCAAGCGCATCACAAAGACCTACTAATTATGAACTAATAGGTTCAAAAGTAACTGACACTGTCAATATTATTCAAAACAAAATTATTGACGAAAAAAAACTTGCTAATATTATTAGTCTGGCATCTCAAGATAAAAAAATATATAATGATGGAAAGATTACTTATAAAACAAGATACATCGATAAGATATATAGTCAATTAGGACAAGAAACAAATATTAGTTCTGAAGACAAATCTTGGATATATAAACCATCTTTGTTATGGCAAGTACAAGATACAAAAGAATCAAGAATCGGTAATGGTTCTGGAGGATATAGTCTTGCTGCGCTTGTTTTAAATAAAGATCTTAGCAATTTACCACCTACTGTTCAAGGTGGAGTTGTTCAAAACAATGTTGTTGATTTTGGCGAAAGTGCATATTTGTTAGTCAGATATCAAGGTTATTTTTATGCAAATGGTGAAGTTATAAAATATGATGCTGTTGAGTATAATGTTGCAGGGATTGGAAATGTTTGGATTAGTAATGATGCTGAATATAAATATTATTTATCAAATATGCCATTTAATGGAAAAATATATCATACTGGTAGAGTAAGAATATATTCTGAGCCATATTATGAACTTGTTGCTGGAACTAGTAGAATGAAAGAGGGTGCAGTAATATCAAGTGGAAGGGCGCAGTTTGGAACACAAATTGCCTATCATACTGCTGGACTTTTACAAGAATGGTTAAGTTATGATAACAGAAAAGGCTGTGTTATGGAATCACAGTATCTTTTTGGAGGAAGTCCTTTTGCTGGAAGCACAACAACTGGCCCCGCTGGTGTAAATAATGATTTGGCTAAAAAATCTACAGCCAACAGTGTTGTTAAAAAGTATTTGGGTAAATCTAATTTAACAGAAAATGAAATATTAACAACTAACATTATTAATCCACAAAAACATAAAGGAGTTATACAATCGTCAGCACTTGTCTTAAAGGGGCCAAACTTTACAAGTACTGATCCAAATTCAACAAATTTTATTACGCTTATTACTAAAAGTTTTCAAGATCGATATAATTATTTTGGTACAAGAATTAGAATTATTGGTGCATCTGTTGGAGAAATTCAAGACGAAAATAATGATTCGTATAAAACACTTACACCACTAGATGGATCAATATACTATCAAATACCAACAAGTTCTCCAAACCAACCAATTAAACTATCTGGTAATTCTGGAGGACTTGGTGTATTGGTTAATGCAGCAAATAACAATGGTTATTATTTTGAAATTATTTCTTTAGATGGTGGAACTGAAGAACAAGCAAATATTATATTTTATAAAATTAAAAAAGATTCAAGTTCTACCAAAGCAATACCAGAACTTTTGTGGAGTGGCAATGGAGATATTTTATCTGACTCTGGAAACTTCGTTGGTGTTTCTAAAAAGTTTGAAGACAAATACACAACAGTTTATGATTTGGCAGTAGAGTATGTAGACAATGCTTTGGGTCAAAATAGCAGAAGGTTTTATTTGTACATAAACAATGTTTTAGTTGCTACAGTTGATGACAAAGATCCACTTCCTAAAAATTATAATACAGCACTATTTACTCGTGGCGGATCAAAATGTATGTTTGAACATCTACTTGCTATGGGACCAAATTATTCTACTAATGGAGCAACCACTATAACTGAGCCAATTAGTAAAGTATTTAGTGGTAACTCAATTAACATTAAGGATTCATTAAGAAAATATGCACTAAGCGGTGTTTTGCAAGATACATATTTATCTGGTGTTGGACCTGGAAACAATCCAAATTATAAAATTTTTTATGATGAGTTTGGAACTATTATGAGAGAGTGTGCATATTTAAATATTAGATTTGATAATGCATATCCAGCACTATCCTCACAGATATTAAAACCACAAGATAGGGTAAAAGATTTTACTATTTCAAATTATCAATCAAATGCTTATGGCGCAGAGTTTTTAATTTTTAATTCAACGGATTCTTTATTAGACCTAGGAACTACATCTTTTAACTTTTTAAACATTCTAGGTATTGCATTTACACAAGATAACACTAGTACATTAACTGTTGATGACTATTTTAAGAAAACTTCAAGTTTTTCAGATCAAGAACTTAAAGGAAATGCTATTGTATATTCACCTGTTATTGAAGAACAAAAATATAACACTATTAAAAATAGCAGAATTATTTATGGAAAAAATGACTTTTCTATTGAAAGTGATTATATTCAAACATCTGATGATGCTGAAAATTTAATGGGGTGGATAATTGATAAATTAATGCAACCTAAAAAATCAGTAGGGGTTGAAATGTTTGCAACTCCAATAGTTCAGTTAGGAGATATTGTTACTATTGATTATAAAAACAATAACGATGTTGATATGGTAGCAACAACAAATACAAGGTTTATCGTTTATAATATTGAATACAATAGAAATAATAGTGGACCATCTATGACAGTTTATTTGAGTGAGGTGTAATATGGGTACTTGGGAAGAAGAGTGGTTAGACATGACCAAGGATAAAGCAGCAACACCAGCAGTTCCACAAATAGATCAACAATCATCTAATTTAGTAACAAAAGCCTCTATTAAAATAGCAACTCCACAATATGTTAATTTTGATGAAAATGTTATAAACCCTATAGGAGAGGGAGAAATTGTAAATTTGTTTTTTGAACAAATTGCTGGCCACGAACTTTTAATATTAAGTAATAAAAATTTTGTTAATACTAAAAATATAGATTATCAGCCTATTGCAAATATTGCAAATTTTAAAAACACCTATGATCCAAAAAAGATTATAGCCCTTCAAGATACTTCAGATGTGTATTTTTTTAATTTTGCTATTAACCTTCTCACTAGAATACCAGATGTTCCAACAAGTTCTAGCACAAATGGAACTAATGTATATATAGATGCAAATGGAGATTTGGTCATAGAAACAAAAGACAATGCTTCTGATGAAAGAATTCAAATTGAAATCATTTCAGGTGGTACAATATATAATGATACATTAGGAGTTGATGAGTCTTGATAACTAATACTGGCAAAGAAATTGTGGCAAAGTACCTTTTAGGCACTGCCCCAGCATTCGCATCCTACATGGCTTTTGGTTCTGGACCACAACCATTAGGATCTGCAGACTCACATAGTTTTAATACATATGCACAAAAAGAATCGTTAGACTTTGAAATGTTTAGGGTACCGATTTCATCTCGTGGTTATGTATATGAAGATGGAGTAAATAAGTTAGTGTTTACAGGAGAACTTCCTAGCCAGGAAAAATATGAGATTACTGAAATTGGAATTTATTCTGCTGGAAGCAATCCATCTGCTGCGGGATTTGATAGCAGAAATATTGTTTTATTTTCACAAGAAGAGGCTTGGCAATCAGTAACTGCATCAACAGCAAATATACCTGTTGTAACTACTGCATTAGATCCTGGTGATGATAATGTTATTGATGTTGCCCATGATGTTTTTCAAGCAAATTCTGATAATAGAATTTTTTATAGAAATAATAGAAATGACTATCATGAAAGATGCAGGTTTTTTAATAATGTTATTCTTGTGGCTGGAGATTTTTCTAGTATTAAAGATGCTACATCTTCTACAAATTTATCATCGGCATATCATATTTTAAAAACTGGAACATCAATTAACCTATCTCAAAACTCTCTGTCTGATAAAATTAAAATTGCCTTTTCTGTTATAAATAAGTCTGCAGCCCTAACACTTTCAACCCCTTACACTGGCCCAGATAGCGTAAAAATTATTGTTGATTTTATCAATACATCTACTAAAAAAGCAAGATTAATTTTTAATGTTGTTGATGCAGGAAACGCAAGCATTGATTTTTCAAGCAATAGATATTATACTATTGAAAAAAATATTTCAGATGTTGTACAAGAAGATGGATTTTCTTGGGCAGATGTAACATCTTTAAAAATATATGCTTGTGCAGTTACAAGTAATGCATTGACCGATAGTTACTATATTGGTCTTGATGCAATTAGAGTTGAAAACGTAACAACTCAAAATCCACTATATGGATTAACAGCATATACAGTAGTAAAAAATGCTGATGAGCAACCAATATTAAAAGCATCAAACACAAATAATTATATAGAGTATAGGATGTCTGTTGGTGTTGAATAATGGCAGATAAAAATATTAAAAAATCTATTATTAAAAACAAAGATCTTCCACCTTTTAGTGGGCAAAGTGGAAAAATTAGATTAAGATATAGAGTTATTTCTGAAGATAGAAACAGAGCATCCCACTGGTCAAAAATACAAGAGGTTGCGATGCCAACAATTGCTTCTCCATATTCATATACTTTATCTGTACAACAACAGGGAAGCACTTCAATTTATGAAGTAATCTTGCAGTGGGTTCCTCCAGGAGCAGAGTTGCAAGTAATGAGAAATTATGATATATTTTTAAAAACAAATACTGCGGTTGGAGAACCAGCAGTTTCAACCTATTCATATAGCAAGACCGAACAAGGATTTTTTAGTGTTAGATTTATGTTAGATCAAAATGAAGTAGACAATTTTAATGTTATTGTTCAAAAAGCAACATATGATAGAATAATAAATACCAATCAGATTTTAGTTAAAACAACTAAAGAAAATCTTTAATTCGGAATGTGCTATAATTAAATATCATGCCTGAGTTACCAATACCACAAAGAGGTCAGCCACTAGATGTTTCATACATCTCTAGCATTGTTACAACAGTTAATCAACTTTTAAGGCAGTCCTCTCCAACATCTTCTAATAATACTAAAATTGTTGGGACTACCACACCAAGAACAGAGTATGCCGTTCCAACACCAGGAGCCTCTATATATGGCGAAACTGTAAACGTAACTAATGCTGCTACCACTACGGCTGGAGGAGAAGTTCCATTTAAAGTTAACTTTAGTTTTAAATATCCACCAATTGTAGTTGCAACACCATGGAATAAGGGTGGAACAGAGGCTGGTAAAAATGTTTCTGTGTTTCTTACAAATGTTACAACATCAGAGGCTAACCTTGTTGCAAAGTTTTCTTCTAATGGTGTTGCCACGATAGATGTTAATGTTCTTGTTATTGGAATTCCAAATTGAAATGTACAAAATGTAAAGGCAAAATCCTAGTAGACCGTCAATTTAGCACATCTGAGCATCTTGAGGTATACTGTATTATGTGTGGTAAAAGAAAATTTTATCATCCACCAGATAGTTCTAAAGAGGGATCATGGCTGCTTTCTCAGGAAAAGATAAGGGCAAAGACTACAATAGCGCCCCTGTAATTTCTGGCAGCAAAAAAATATGGTTTCTTAATGGAGATCTTGTAAGAATATATCACAATAGCAGATCTACTGGTACTATAACTTTATACAACATTAATAAAGATCAAAATGAAATTTGTTTTTTACATGAGTTTAAAAAGAAAAGAGAGCGAGCATATACCGTGAGTGAAACATCACAACTATTAAATAGACATAGAAAATATATGCCACGTTTAATGAAAAAAGGTATTATTCCATCTCCTAAAGGATGTAGTAAATATGGAAAAGTAGGTTTTCAGATTAGATCATATTATTCTGAAAGTCAGGTTAGAGAAATGAGAGATATTCTTGCATCAATTCATCAGGGGCAACCAAGAAAAGATGGATTAATTACAAATAATAATACTCCCACTAAACAAGAGTTGACACGCAGAATGGGCGATGGTATACTTACATATACAAGAACTGAAGATGGTAGATTTATCCCTGTTTGGAATGAAAGCATTAACTAGGCCTTTGGAGGACTAATGGAACAAAACGAAGACACTAAGGTATCTGTTACTTTAGGATATACATTAAATCTTGGCAATTTTCAATCGCTACGACTTGATTTGGGAGTAGTAGATGCAAAGAGGCAGGGTGAGACAACCAACGATGCTATGGAACGTGTCTATGGCTTTGTAGAGGCTAAATTGACTGAGAAGATCAATGAGGCTAAGGCAGAAATAGAAGAATAATGGCAGACCGCAAAGACCGAATGGCTTTGCTAAGCAGATATTCTAAGTATCATACCGAAAGATATCAGGCAAAGTCTACTTTAAATTTAAATGTAGAACAGTGGGCCTCAGATGCGTTAATTGAGTCCTATGGATTGCCAGCATGTTACGATTTACTTCAATACTATTTTAAAGTGGCACAAGATCCGTCTTGGAATTATTTTGCATATAATGCTGAAAAAATTTTAAAGGCTAAACTTGATAAAGAGCAAGATGATAAAGATCGATTAGAGAGACGTAGGAAGGCAAGGGCGTGGCTAAGTGAATAACTCAGAGGCAAAAGTAATTAATGCTGTATTAAAAGATAAGCAGATACACGTTTTATTACAGGCTAATGTTGATGGCATTCTTAGAACGCACTCAGATATTTGGAATTTTATTAGAAACTATTTTGAGCATAATAGTTCTGTCCCGCCAGCATCTCTTGTAGTTGAAAAGTTTAGAGACTTTGAGGTAATTGAAGATATTGGAGCAACTAAGCACCATCTAGAAGAATTACAGCATGAATATTTAAATGATAGCCTTAAAGACATTCTGCGTTCTGCAGCAGGAGATGTTCAAAATGACAAGGGTGTAGAAGCATTAAATAATTTAATTACAAAAACGTCAGAGTTAAAAAAGAATACATCTGCCGTTCGTGATATTGATGTTATTGATCTAGATTCTGCAATTGCTTATTTTGATCATCTCAAAAAAATGGAAGCAGCGGGCAATGTAGGAATTAAAACTGGCCTACCAGGATTTGATAATTATCTACCATCTGGGATTACTGGTGGACAATTAGGAGTATTCCTTGCATATCCAGGAATTGGTAAGTCTTGGCTTGCACTTTATTTTGCGGTACAGGCTTGGAAGCAAGGCAAGACACCACTAATTATTAGTCTTGAGATGTCTGAAACAGAGGTTCGTAATCGTGTATTTACAATTATGGGTGAAGGACTTTGGTCACATCGTAAAATTAGTCAAGGCAATATTGAGATAGACACATTAAAGGAATGGCACAAGCGCCACCTTGAAGGCAAGAACCCATTTCATATCATCTCAAATGATCAGGGTGGAGAGATTAGTCCATCTGTTCTACGTGGCAAGATAGACCAATATAAACCAGACTTTGTTATTGTGGATTATTTACAACTTATGACACCAAATCAAAAATCTGATAATGAAACAGTAAGAATGAAGAACTTGTCTCGTGAACTTAAACTTATGGCTATTTCAGAAGAGGTTCCAATTATTGCTATCTCCTCTGCTACCCCAGATGATGTAAATGATCTTAGCAGTGTTCCTACGCTTGGTCAGACTGCCTGGTCTAGACAGATTGCGTACGATGCTGACTGGGTTATGGCTTTGGGTAGGGCAACCAACTCAGATATTATTGAGTGCGCCTTTAGAAAGAATCGCAATGGTTTTATGGGTGAGTTTTTAGTTCAGGTAGATTTTGATAAAGGTTACTATCGATATAAAGACTACGAAGATAAGGCGTTATAATATAATGTGTCACTTCATCATAAACCGATTAAAAACTTCTATCTTGATGGCATCATCAAGGATGAATCTCACATACCTAGACTTAAGGAAGAATATTTACGTCTTTTGGTCATACAGATGCGTGAAACTGGATATGCGCCAAGAATTGACATTGAACCAGATTTTACGCTAAAATATAATAGTGACAAAAATTATTTTGAGTTTGGCCTTACAGCATATGGAATGCACGTTGGAAGAAAGAAGATACAGTGGATAATCGCGGTAGACGGGTACAGACCAATACATATACAGAAGAACAGATTAAAAGAGTCCTTGTTGGATCAGGCATAACCGTAGAATCAGAAGTTGGTTCAGACTTTATTATATTTTGTCCATATCACAATAACACAAAAACGCCAGCAGGAGAAGTGTCTAAACAAAGTGGATTGTTCTTTTGTTTTAGTTGTCAGCAAACGGCAGATCTTCAAGAACTTATTATGAAGATGACTAATAGGTCTTATTTTGAATCTATCAGATTTATCAAGAGTAAAGAAAAAGAAACTAACATTGAAGATCTTATTAATAAAAAGTTATATAAACCAAAAGAGTTTATTCAATATGATGAGATATTAATAAAAAGATTAAACAATCAAACGCTAGAGTCTCCTAGAGCAATGCGATATTTTGAAGGTAGAAAAATAACAAAAAAATCTATAGAGAAGTTTAGTCTTGGCTATTCTGAAAAACAAGATATGGTTACAATACCAGTTCAATCTCCAGATGGAATGACAATTGGTTTTGTTGCACGAACAATTGAAGGCAAAGAATTCAAAAATACTCCAGGTCTACCAAAAAGTAAAATACTTTTTAACCTGCATAGAATTAAGACTTCTAGCAGAGTTTATGTTCTAGAGTCGTCTTTTGATGCTATAAGAGTTGATCAGGTTGGATTTCCAGCAGTAGCAACTCTTGGTGCAAATGTATCAAGTTCTCAGATTGAGTTATTAAAAAAATATTTTAGTGAGATATGTGTAGTAGCAGATAACGATGATGCTGGAAACACTATGGCTAATAAACTTATTGAAAAAATAGGATCAAAAGCATATATGATAAAATTAGATAATAAATATAAAGATATTGGTGATATGCTGGACAGTGATATAATAGAATTGTTACAAAAATCAGACAACTTTGTTGACCAAATTTTTGGAGCAAATAGATAGTTTGACAAACACAAGCAAACAATATACAATAAACATATAACAAAGGAGAATAATATGAGCGTAGTAAAGGGACTAAAAAACATCAATGCCCTGCTCGAAAAACCAAAATCAGATGGACCAAAGGTTCGTTGGCTAAAGTTAGCAGACGGACAATCAGCAAAGATTCGTTTTATTGAAGAACTTGACGAAGACTCTGCAAACTATAACGAAGGTCGTGGACTTGCACTAGTTGTCAAGGAACACACCAACCCAAAGGACTATAAGCGTAAGGCTCTAGATACAATGGAGTCAGAAGGTCGTGATTGGGCAGAAGAGATGCATCGCAAGGATCCAAAGGCTGGCTGGAGAGCCCGTCTTCGTTTCTACTGCAATGTTCTTGTAGACGATGGCCTAGAGCCACCATATGTTGCTATCTGGTCAATGGGTATCAGCAAGCAATCATCATTTAATACAATCAAGGAATACGCAATGGAGACTGGAAGCATTTCAAATGTTGTCTGGAAGTTGAAACGTAATGGTCAGGGAACTGAAACCAACTACACACTTATTCCATCTGCACCAGACAAGGAGCCATTTGATTGGACAGGCACAGAGCCATATCCACTTGAGTCTGCTCTTCGCAAGATTCCTTATGCAGAACAAGAAGCGTTCTATCTTGGCTTTGACGGCCCATCTATTACCAGCACAAATACTGACTGGTAGTAGATGAATTACGTAGGCTTACATGTCCACACCCATTTTAGTTTATTTGATGGGATTGCTACTCCAGAAGAATACGTTGACCGAGCAGTTGAGTTAGGGATGCCTGCAATAGCCATCACTGACCACGGTACTTTATCTGGGCATAGGGAACTGCACCGTATTGCAAAAGCAAAGGGCATTAAGCCAATTCTAGGTCTAGAAGGATAC